TATAATAAAAGAAGATGAAGTTCTACCTTGGAAAAAGTTTAATTCAAACATGGCGATATCTGTAGAGTATAATTTAGAATATCAATGAAAGGAATGTACGATTTCATCGTAGAACCTTTAGGTAAAAGATACAATAATACAGTAGATATAGAAGGTGTAGACTTAGTAGTTAATACCAGTATAGAAAGCTTTAAGTCAGTTAACAATATAGGGGTTGTTTTAGCGCTCCCTAAGGCGTTTAAAACAGATATTAGTATTGGTGATCAAATAATGATTCATCACAACGTCTTCAGAAGGTTTTATGATATGAGAGGTAACGAAAAGAACAGTAGATCATATTTAAACGAAAATATGTATTTATGTGCTTTTGACCAAATTTATCTTTACAAGAAAGATGGTGGTGATTGGATTACTTTTGGAGATAGGTGTTTTGTTAAACCTATATGTAGTACCAATGAGTTTGATACAGACTTAGAAGAACCTCATATCGGAATAGTAAAATATGACAACAAGAAGCTAAACAGTATAGGTATAAAAAACGAGATGCTAGTAACTTTCAAACCCGAATCAGAGTTTGAATTTATAGTAGACAATCAGCGTTTATATTGTATGAAATTAAATGATATTGTAATAAAGCATGAATACGAAGGAAACGAAAAAGAATATAATCCAAGCTGGGCATAAGGCTGTAGATGAATTAATAAAGGTTGCTAAAGAGCCGATAGTTGATTCAGATGATGATATCTCAGCTGATAGGTTAAAGAATGCAGCAGCAACAAAGAAACTAGCTATATTTGATGCTTTTGAGATTTTAAATAGAATAGAAGCCGAAGAAGCTATTTTAGATGGGAAACCGATTGAAGAGGATAAGCCTAAAAGATCTTTTTCTATTTCACCTGAAAAAAGATCTAAATAATGAAGTATCAACAAACATTATTTAAGATAATAGAAGATGTTGTAAACCCCAAGATTCTAAAGAAGCAGAATCGTAATAAGAAATGGGAGTATGGTTACAACTCTGACTACGACTTTATTGTTATAAGTAAAACAGGACAAATTGGAGAAATCATTGAAATTCAAAATCTCAGAATCGCTTTACCAGCAATTAATAAAGCGGTCAAGAGAAGCGAAAAAAAAGAAGAGCAATACTGGGAAAAACAACCATACCCAAAAGAACTAAATAGAATAAAAAGTACTTTTGAATGGGATGAGTATCCACTAGAATTTAAAGAAAAATGGTTTGATTATATTGATGAAGAATTTAATAGAAGAGAAGAAGGTTTTTGGTATTATAACAATGGTATTCCTAACTATATCACTGGTACTCATTACACATATTTACAGTGGGCAAAGATCGATGTTGGATCAGCAGATTATAGAGAATCAAACAAATTATTCTTTTACTTCTGGGAAGCTTGTAAAGCCGATACTAGATGTTACGGAATGTGTTACCTTAAGAACAGACGATCAGGATTTTCATTCATGGCTTCAGCAGAACTTGTTAATCAAGCCACAATGTCAAGCGATTCAAGATTTGGGGTATTATCCAAAACAGGTGCAGATGCTAAGAAAATGTTCACGGATAAAGTTGTACCCATCTCGATTAACTATCCATTCTTTTTCAAACCCATCCAAGACGGTATGGATCGTCCTAAAACCGAATTGGCATACAGAATCCCAGCTTCTAAATTAACTAGAAGAAAATTAGATTCTAAAGAAAAGCTAGAAGAGCTAGATGGATTAGATACTACAATAGATTGGAAAAACACTGGAGATAATAGCTATGATGGTGAAAAATTAAAACTATTAGCTCACGATGAAAGTGGTAAATGGGAGAGACCAGATAATATTAAAAACAACTGGAAAGTAACTAAAACATGTTTAAGACTAGGTAGAAGAATTATTGGTAAGTGTATGATGGGATCGACTTCTAATGCTCTAGATAAAGGTGGTCAAAATTTTAAAGATATTTACAATAACTCTGATGTTCTTAATAGGAACAAGAATGGTCAAACAAAGTCTGGATTATATTCTTTGTTTATTCCGATGGAGTGGAATTACGAAGGCTATATAGATATGTATGGTCATCCAGTTTTTGATACTCCAGAAGAATCTACAATAGGCGTTGATGGTTTGCCAATTAAAATAGGTGTTATAGAATACTGGGATAATGAAGCTGATGGGTTAAAAGGAGATCAAGACGGATTAAACGAATTTTACCGTCAATTTCCTAGAACAGAGGCTCATGCTTTTAGAGATGAATCTAAACAATCTTTATTTAATCTAACCAAGATATACGAGCAGATAGATTATAACGACGGTATAAATAACGCCGCTAATATAACTATTGGAAATTTTCAATGGTCTCACGGAGTCAAAGACACTAGTGTTATTTTTATGCCTAATAAAAATGGTAGGTTTAAAGTTTCTTGGGTTCCACCTAAAAATCTTCAAAATCAAGTGATTATAAAGAATGGAGTGAAGTATCCTCGAAATGAACATATAGGAGCTTTTGGTTGTGATAGTTACGATATATCAGGCACTGTTGATGGAAAAGGCTCTAATGGAGCTTTACATGGACTTACTAAATTTAGTATGGAAGATGCTCCACCAAATCATTTTTTCTTGGAGTATATTTCAAGACCTCAAACGGCTGAGATATTCTTCGAAGACATTCTGATGGCTTGTATATTCTATAGTATGCCGATACTGTGTGAGAATAATAAACCTAGATTACTTTATTACTTTAAAAGACGAGGTTATAGAGGGTTTTCAATGAACAGACCTGATAAGGTTTGGAACAAACTATCTGTAACAGAGAAAGAAATTGGTGGAATACCTAATTCAAGTGAAGACGTAAAGCAAGCACACGCTGCTGCTATAGAGTCATATATAGAGACTTATGTAGGTTCGACAGGGGATTCATATGGTGATATGTACTTCCAAAATACTTTAGAAGATTGGGCAAGATTCGATATTAATAAAAGAACTAAGCATGATGCTTCAATAAGTTCTGGTTTAGCAATAATGGCTTGTAATAAAAATCGATATAGACCAACAGCAAATAGAAACATAACTCCAGTATCATTAGGCTTTAAAAAATATGATAATAAAGGATATACTTCAAAAATAATAGAATAGATGCAGATTAAAACAAATACTAGCAGTTCATTTCCTGACCAGGTAGTACCTGATGCTGAGAAAGCTACATGGGAATACGGGTTATCCGTAGGTAGAGCTATCGAAAGCGAATGGTTTGATAACTACAACGGTGGTGGATATAGATTTGCTACTAATTACAATAATTTCCATAACTTAAGACTATATGCTAGAGGAGAACAGTCAATACAGAAATATAAAGATGAATTGTCTATAAATGGTGATTTGTCTTATTTAAATTTAGATTGGAAACCTGTTCCAATAATTCCAAAATTTGTAGATATAGTTGTTAATGGTATTTCTCAAAGAAGTTATGAAGTAAAAGCTTTTGCTCAAGATCCTGAATCAAGACAAAAAAGAACTATTTATGCAGAACGTATAATTAAAGATATTCAATTAAAAGCATTTAATGATTCAGTAAAAGCAACTTGGGGTATAGATATAACAGAATCTAATAGAGGTGAAAACGAACCTCAAACAATGGATGAATTATCTGCTCATATGCAATTAGATTTTAAACAATCAATTGAATTAGCTGAAGAAGAATTAATAGATCAAATATTAGATAAAAATAAATATCATTTAATAAGAAAAAGATTAAATCAAGATTTAACTATTCTTGGCATCGGCGCTGTAAAAACTAGTTTTAATAGAACAAATGGTATATGTGTTGAATATGTAGATCCAGTAAACTTAGTCCATTCGTATACAGAAGATCCTAATTTTGATGATTTATATTATGTAGGTGAGGTAAAAAGTATTAGTATACCAGAGCTAAAGAAACGTTTTCCACATCTATCTCCAGAAGATATGAAGGAAATTCAAAAATATCCCGGAAATAGTAGTTATACAAGAAACTGGAATGGTAAACAAGATAACCAGTCTGTTCAAGTTGTATTTTTTGAATACAAAACCTATACTAATCAAGTATTTAAAATAAAAATAACGCCCAGTGGTTTAGAAAAAGCATTAGAAAAACAAGATACATTTAATCCACCAGAAGCAGATACATTTAAAAGAGTATCTAGATCTATTGAAGTTCTATATACTGGAGCTAAAATACTAGGTCATGAAAAGATGCTTGAATGGAAATTAGCAGAAAACATGACTAGACCTATTGCTAATACCACTAAGGTTAATATGAATTATAATATTACTGCTCCTAGAATGTATAAAGGCAAGATAGAGTCTTTAGTAAGTAGAATAACTGGATTCGCTGATATGATTCAATTAGCGCATTTAAAACTACAACAAGTTTTAGCTAGAATAGTTCCAGATGGTGTTTATTTAGATATGGATGGTTTAGCCGAAGTTGATTTAGGTAATGGTACTAATTATAATCCTGCTGAAGCATTGAACATGTATTTCCAAACAGGTAGTATTGTTGGTAGATCATTAACTCAAGATGGTGAATTAAATCATGGTAAAGTACCTATTCAAGAATTGCAATCATCTAGTGGT